GTTAATATAATATAATAATAAATATCATCATATCATATAATTAAGGGTTTCCATTAAGGATTGTAAAACCGCCGTGTAGTCAATAATGACAACGGGGGTCATCCCTTTTTTATTTCGTGTTTTTTTACCTCAATGGATATGTGTGAATGGTGAATGGTGAATGATGTTTTAAAATCGTTTTAGGGAGGGTAATTTTTTATTAATAATTTTTTTAGTTTCTAATGCGGAATAAAAAACATCATTCACCATTCACCATTCACACTCATTTTTAGTGATGTTTGAGTGATGTTTGAGTTATAAAAACCTTAAACATATTTGACCTCCACATTTAAGGCGGTTGTATCACTACCCTCCCGCATTTTCCTCGCAGTTTCCGCCATATTTTCATCCAATACATCCACTGCCTTTCGGTGTAATGGGTCTTTGGATTGAAAAAAGTGTTTCAATACCCATTCATTTTTTTTCCAATTCGTGCTTTTATTCAAGTCCTCAAACATCTCCATAAATGTATTGGCGTCCGTATGTAAATGCCGACTTCGTAGAGGACATTCATTTATGAAGTGAAGAAACGCTAAACAATAATATCCACAAGCATCACTCATTAGCGATTGTATGTCTTTATTAGTGTGTGGGATATCAATGCCGAAATTATCCCTAATACGTTTTTTAATTATCTCGGGTGCTCCAACACCAAAACTATCAAAGTATATCGCTTCACTTTTGCCGTTTGGATAGGTTGATACTTGGAAACAAGTCCAATGTGACCCACTATTCAATTGCCCGTCCATATCAGTCTCATTTTCCATATTAATTATATACGATTTATTCGCTTGTATTTTCTTTGGTAGTTCATTCTTGAAATCGCAAAATACTAATGGGATACCCATACGAGGGGCAAGTTCTTCTAATTGGTCGCTTGTCAGCATTATATATTTATACAAATAAAATAAATATATAGTTTTAACATTTTAATTTTGCTATACTTTCCTAAAAGTATTATTTAAGGGAAGCAAACTGCGGAGGTAATTGGGTGCTAAAATGAAAGTTCGCACTGGTGTTCTGTGATTGAAGTGCGGGTGGTAGATGAGAAGAACTAACGGACATTATAGCACCACGACCCATTATACCATATCCACGACCAGCATAGAGACCACTACCCGAACCAGCGTATAAACCGTATCCACGCTCGCTGAATAAGCGTTGGTTAATGCGGTCTTGTTCGTCTTGGGAGATTGCCTTGGATGCTGCCTTAATTGCCTTATAGTCGTCTTGGATTGCCTTTGCTTGGGCGTATAGTTCGGGATTGGTTGTCTTCAAATAATCTGTTCCCATACTGGTTAGTTTATCCTTGGCGACACCCATTAGGGCATCTTTTCCCAAAGAACCCATTGCTTTTTTACCACGGTAAGCGGAGGGTTTATCAATGTAACCTTTCGCAGCACCCGATACGGCAGAAATTGCTTCGGGTGGGACACCATAGGTGCTCGCCACCATACCAAGAGCATCAATACCCTCATTCACTAATGGTTGAAATGCTTTGGCGACAGTATGGATTTCCTTAACCGCCTTTTTACCAAGATGTTTTTTGGCGAACCTATCTACCTTTTTACCAAAGATTGACCCACCTTCTACACCCATATTGGCGGCGAGTTCTTCGGGGGACAGTTGGACGATTGCTCCTTTACCGTTTCCAAATGCTTTGGTGATATGGTTATATTTGGATGGATGAACGATTAGATTGACACCCTCACCCTTCATAATACGAACTTTATGTCCGTTTCGCAATTTAGATAATTGTTTCGGGGAAGCACCGATTTTGACTGCTCTAAAACTATCCATTATATTTTATGATGAGATAAAAAATAATGGGATTTGATGAATTATGAGATAAAGCACAAAATCGCCTAAACCCTTGCTCCCGTTAATATATCAATAGAAACCTCCACTCCGTATTCAATGAAGCAGTATAAATCAACTGCTTTGAGGGATGAGTTGAGACCAATAATGCTAACGGATTTAGGGACACTCTCTTCCACAGGCAACATACGAGAGCAATTGACGTAGTAGTAGCAGTATTTGCTCTCAAAGTCCAATTTACCCACAAGGGATGAAGTAAGACCATCAGTCATATCCGCATTGACAGCATTCACACCTTGGAGTTGATTGAGGAACTGCTCGTAAGAAAATCGCTGTGTGTTGTATATCATATTTTGACCCGCTACTACGACGTTAAAGTTCGTTAGCAAACAAAGAGGACTGGTAGTTCCACCACCGCAATCATCGCAAGGAGATTGAATGGGAAGAAGACCAGCGTTCTCTGCTTGGGTGAAAAATGGAAGGATTAGGACGCTCTTGATATTAGCGATACCGTTAGTCAATAAGTTATTGAAGGAAACTCCCGCTCCAACGTTCAACACTTGATACTGGTAGATATCGGTATAAACCACCTTTTTAACGGGAGATGACAAGTAAGCACTCTCATACACGGGGTTAAAAGTATAAGCGGGAACGTATAACTGAATGGAATTGGTAAAAGTATTCACACCAAGTGCTGCTTGGGCGGTAACTGGGGGACGACCGACACCAATGGAGGTAACAATGCTTCCAGCAACGTTGTAATCAGTGGCGGCACGACCTCCCGACCTTGTAGTGGATGACGCCAACATAATTGGGGACACACCACCAAGAGGACTATTCACAGACACTACAACGGACGCCCAATCATCACCGCCCGCACCAGCGACAGTTTGTGTAACGATAGTTTGGTTCAAATTGAGGGTCATCTTCATAAACACACCTTTTAATAGAGGCACGTTTTGGAAAAAATTGTGAATATGTTTGAGGTGAATTGTCGCCATAACCGACCACTGAATGATGTCAGCGGTTTTAAGTGAAATGTAATTCTTGTATTGGGAGTTAAGACGGGCAGCGTCCAATAATGTTCCAAATAAAGATACACCAACAATATCGGCAGCAACACTGATATCCAAACCAGCGGTTACACCAGCGGTATCAAATGAGATATATTCTTGGCGTTTCTGTAATCCAACATTACCATATCTGTATCCCATATACTGGGCGTTGACTATTTCAAAACCAAGAGCATTCACGTTATTACAAGTTCCAACACCGAGTAAAGCATCACCCGTAGCAGTTCCGTTAGCACCTGGGACGAAACCCCAAGACAAAGCATCGTCGGGATAAAAACCCATTGATGCTCCATTGGTGATAATATCTTGAAAGGAAAGGGTTGTCATCAATTTAAAAGTATTCCATAAACCGACGTAGGGAGTTTGCTGAACGATTGTAGTTCCGTTGTAGTCAAGGGTGAAGGAGTGGATGATAGAACCATACCAATTTTTCAACCCGACAAACATATCAGCACTGCTGGCGGCAGCGTTGGGTGCTACAAGGGCAGCACCAGTTAAATCGCTACAAGATAAAATCAATGGGACTGCTAAATATGCTTCACGATAGTTCATATACTTATTACTGTTCGCCAACTGGGAGGTATCAATGACAGACTGATTACCGTTATAGTTGCCGTTTTGGTTATCAAGGATATTCAACCAATCCTTCTTTACGAATATTTGAGGAGTTCCTTCGCTCATTGAGGACATATCATATACCAAAGTATCACCGCTCATTATATAATGGATTGAGATAAAAAAATCCATTAAATACTTATAAAAAATCCACTTTTGGGAAAAGTGGAGCAAAAACATTCCTAAATTAAAAAGGATGGGGTCAAAGGGGAAAACTTGGTTTCCCCTTATTACATAGTGAATTGGATGTTTTTGGGTTTCCTTAATTTGATTTCGGGTTTCACCATCAATTTTGACAATTTATCCTCAATCGCTCCTCCTAAACCTAACCCCGCTGTTTTTTTGGCGGAACTCGCCATCCCCCTTCCCCCCGTTGTTGCTAAATAATCCGCCATTGAATGATAGGATGACCCCGACCCAGCACCACCCTTATCTAATAAAACTGAACCCATACCAGTCCCACATCCTTTATTGGTAATAACACGTCCGCCCGATATAGTATGCGGTCTAAATATCATATGTCTATTCGGCATTTATATACATACACAAGATTAAAAATTATCGCTCTTTTTCTTTTTAAGGTTTCTTAATCTAATCAATCCCATCATAATAGCGTTAATCTGCGTGATTTGCTTATGAATATCCTTCTCTGCTCCTTCATCCTTTCCCGTCTTAATATCGCCCATTAGTCGCATCTGCTCCTTGCTAAAATCCTCCCACATTTTGTTAAGGGATTGTTCCGTGATGTCGTTATTCATATTATATATTAATCAAACAAAATAATTTTATCATTAAAAACGCCTTGCTCCAATTCCATTACCGCCAATATTACTGCTTCCATACTCTAATTTTTGACGGGTATTTGACGTAGCACCTGTATCTACGAGTATATCATCGGCATCCTTAATCAACATAATAATTGTCATATTGGGGTCACGAATGAATATTTGGTCGCCCGTGTTTGTTAGGAATTGTAATCGCAACTGGTTATAAGTTCCGCTTAATATTTTATTAAAGTTAAACTCGGCGGGTTTTTCAATAATCAAAGCACCAAAACCAACTGCGGGAGCAACTGAATAAATGATGGACGATGGATTGGCGTATTTGTTATCAATCGCCGATACCGAAATTAAAAGATTGCTATTGGGTTGGACTTGGGGAGATGTGCTTGATAGATATGATAGGGTCGTTCCTACACCCGTGTTTTGTGCGGTAGCAAATCCAACAGTGTATCCAACGATTTCATTAAACTTGGCGGGATAAGTGATAATGGGATTAAAAGTCACTGCGGGAAATACAAGACCAGCGGGGTTAGTCCATCCAGCGGGTAATACGGTAGGGACAGCGTATGTATTGGTTTGAACTGCGTATCGGGTCGCATTAATAATTATTTCAGCGTAATAAACATTTTGTCCCGCACTATCAACGAGGTAATGCCCGTTGGCGATAAAAGTGTATTGTAGGAAGTGGTTAATTTGTGAGATTTCATACAGACCATCGGGTATAACAACTTGGAATGTAGTGGGAACACCACCAACAATCCAGTTGTAAGAAAATGTGTTATTGCTGTAATTGGCGTTAATGTTATCCCACGAGTAATACATATAAATATTGGATACTGCGAGGTAAGCACCCGTTAAATCAACTGAATTGGGGAAGTTATACACAAGTGTATTATTAAAACCGTTTTGAATGATGTTTGACTGGTTGAATACAATGGTTCTCATTTATATATAACTGGGATAAAATAATTCTGCTAAATAATCCTTTATTTCTTAATACGTCGTGTAGATGCCTTAATAGAGGGCAATACTGGGGGAATGTAACTTCTTACATTGCTTCCTCCAAAGCGAAAAGGGACACTCACATATTCCTCTACGGGTAATCTATCTGTAATAGTTCGGGGACTAAATCCTTGCCATACTAAACCTCCATCTATGTCTTTTACGGGCATTATAATTAAAGGTGAGATAATATTTTGGAAAACTAATTTAAAGGCACAGTCGGCGACGGTCACGGTCACGGTCACTTTTAACTTTGGATTAAGGTATTTCGTGTGTTTTTACCTCAACCGCACTCAAAAAGGGCATTTTTGTCCCTAATTCTGTGAATGGACTATGGGTGATGGGTGTGCCTTCACACTCCATTCACACCTCCATTCACCAAACCATACTTTCTTTTTTACATATTTACATTAAATAAATGACACCATATATCATCACACCATTCACTCTATAAATATCACAATAATTCAATTATTAAGGATGTGAATGTGTGAAGGGACTTTTCACATTTTTTTTCTATGGGACTTGGATTTTTTTTTTCCAAAATCTACCTTCCCCAAAACGATTTTAAAACATCATTCACCCTTCACCATTCACACCCCCTTTTTATCGCTTTTATTGCCTCAAACACTTTAAGTTGCCTTAAATAATATAAGTTTAAACACACTTAAAAACATCTTAATTATATATATAACGATGTCTGTATTAAATAGAGAACCCAAAGTAAAGAAGACTGCTGACTTGTCACAGTATTATAAGGAATACAGAGAGAACCATTTAGGACATATTCGCAACTTGGATAAAGTCAAGTATTATAAAAAGAAAGGTTTGACTGCGGATGACCTTTCAAGATACGGTGAATATGCTGGGGAAATGTTTAAACTCAAAAACCTAATCATATCTTTAAGAGACAGAGAACCCGTTTTACTTGATGAAATTAAAACCCTTGTTGAGACATTAAAACCCAACTCAGTCACAATAGCGTCTCCCGAGACCTTGGATGATGTAAAATATTTTTAATTAATGTGAATGTGTGAATGCGAAAAATTATAAAAATTAAGTAAATAATTTTTTATATACATTAAAAAAAAAATTGAAATGTTTTTATTATAAATATATTTAGGTAATAATCCCATAATATATTTAGGTTTAAACCCATTTAAAAACATCGCATATATATATACAACAATGACAATCATTAATGGATGGAAATTAGCAAACCCATTGCCCCAATATTCCGCATTTAAGGGCAAACCATTTGAGGAACATTTGGATTTAGTATTAATGAAAATGATTAGGGACGACCCAAGGTGTTTAGAGGACTGGAAGGAAACATTGGATAAAATTATTGACCGCACGGACACCCGAACCAACAAGCAATACGTGAAACATTATCAACCATACGGAATTGGACGTCATTATGCCGAGGGCGAGGTTTCCATTATCAATTTGAAACGGGAAATCAAACATTCGTTAATGGAGTATTTGGGTTGGATGGATTTGGATATGATTAAAGCACACCCGAGTATCGTGTGTGAGTTAGGTCGTAAAAATGGTGTGGAGTTTCAAACTATTCGTAATTATTTGAACGACCCAACACATTATAACCAAATGTTAATCCAGTATTATTCGGGCGACCCCGAAAATCCAATTAACGATGAAGACGTCAAGGAATTAATTCGCAGTGCGGGTTATGGCGGTGGATTTAAAAGTTGGCGTGATGGATTAGGCAAGGATTTCCTCCATCAAAACAAACATCCATTTATTGCCGAGTTCATTGCCGATTGTCGCAAGGCAATTGAATTGGTGTATTTGAATAATCCCCAATTGGTGGAAAAAGTCAAGGGCGATGAAACCAACATTCATAAAATCAAATCCCGCACGATGTCGTATTTTTGTGGAGCAATTGAAAACGACGCATTACACATCGCATACAAGTTTCTAATCAAAAAGGATTTATTAAAGGAACGAACGGGTGCGTTGGAATATGATGGATTGTGTTTCAAACCGCTAAAAGCATTTAATATTCCAGTCATCGCAACCGAGTTGAACGATTTAATTAAGTCCAAATTAGGGTTGGAATTAAAGTTCAAAATCAAGGGTTATGACCGTGTATTGTTTGCGGATTTGATTGAGGCACGACGTGCGATTGTGGAAGCAGAACCCGTTGGAATTATGACGGTGGATGCGGAAGCAGTTGGTGGCGAACCCGATGATTTGCGTTTAGCACGAAATTATCCCCAATGGAAGGCGATATTTGAAAAAACCCATTGTAAAATCATTAACAAAACCATATTCATCAAGGCGGTTCGTGATATTGACGGCACATTCAAGGAGTTCATAATATTCAAGGAACAAGAATTGAAGGCATCATATCGCCATTGTAGTTATATTAAAATGACAAAAATGGGCGAACAAGAGGCGTTTTATATTGAGGATTGGTTAAAAGATATTACAATACGGTTATACGAGGATATTGATTGTATCCCACCACCGCTAAAATGTCCGTCATCCATATTCAATTTATGGTCGCCATTCCGTGCCGAACAATTGAAATGCCCCGATATGATTATTACCGAGGATGATGATGAAACCGAGCAACAACGCAAACAAGTTATCATTGACGACGCAATGGAAAAAGTCGGTTATATCCAAAATCATATCAAGGTGTTATTGAATAACGATACCGTCGTATTTGATTATTTTATGAAATGGTTGGGTCAAATGTTGAAATATCCAGCAATCAAAACCATTGCCCCGTGCCTAATATCGCAACAAGGGTCGGGCAAGGGCACAATCGTAAAATATTTAATGGCGTTGATGGGGGATAAAAAAGTATTGGAAACCGCATCACCCGAAGAATATGTATGGGGTAAGTTCAACGAGTTAATGATGAATTGTTATTTCGTATCATTAAATGAAATGGAGAAACGGCAACAAGAACAAGCGGACGGACGTATCAAGGAATTAATCACAGATGGTAAATTGGTAATTAATCCAAAAGGCAAGGGTCATATCAATACCAAGTCATATCATCGGTTTATGTATTCCAGCAACAACGAGGTTCCAGTTCAAACGGAAGAAGGCGACCGTCGTAATTTAGTTATTCGTTGTAGTGACGAATGGAAAATCCGCCCTAATACGCCAACATATGAACGAAATGTAAAACATTTTGAGGATTTGAATGCGTGGTTGGAAGACGATAATGTGATATGGTTATTATATCAATGTTTAACCAATATTCCCGATTTGGATAAGTTCCATAAATTACCATTACCCATCACGGAGTATCAATCCATCATTCAAGAAGGCAATAAAAAACCCGTGGAACGATGGTTCAAGGAATGGGTCGGCATTAATTTCACGGAGGGCGAAACAATTGACGACGGCACGGGTCACAAGTTCATAAAAATCCAATCCAAACGGTTATTGGACGAGTTCAAACAATTCAAGGACGCCAACAGTATCAAATGGGAAACCAACACCGCAAAATTAATCCGTGATATCCAGTTATTACAATTACCGCAAGGCACAATTACGACATACAAGCAAGGAGCGGAAGACCCATACAAATTACACACACGCACGGGCAATTTGATAATGTTGAATATGGATAAATTGAAACAACATTTCGGGTTATTGAATGCCGTGTATCACGAAACCAATGAAACAATGATGGCGGGCGACGACGAATTGGACGAGGACACGGATATATAAGTAGTTTAGAGTAGTTTTAGCGTAGTTTAGCATATATAAGTAGCATATTTTAGCATTAATTATAATAATTCGGGGTTGGGATTAACCAGCGTAAAACCCATAAAACGGGTCATCCCCTTTTTTTTTGTTGGTTAAGGCAATTTAAAAATAATTGGTGTTAATTAATTATTTTTTGTATAGGTGTATAGTATAATGAGTATAAAGCAACCATCCAAGGAAGAATGGCGAAGGCAATATTTAGCAACTTTGGCAGTTGAAACCGCCAACAACCAAAAGAACGCTGGGGCAAACCAGTTATTCAAACAAACGGGGCAACCCTCACAACCATTAGATACCCGCAGTATCACGGATAAGTTAGCAGATGTAGAAGGATTGAAAGTCGCACTTCGTAGTGAGTTGATGAAATTGACCGATGGAGCAGAAGCGTCAAGCATACTCGGGCAATTGACACCCGACGATGTTAGGTTCGCATACGAACAATTCACGGGTATTGAAAAAGGATTGAGTGGGCGATTTAAGACGGGTGTTCCCGCCGAAGTGTTCCTTAACTTTTTAGAGCGATACAAGGATAATTTCGCACAAACGGGCGGTGTGGAACCAACTGTTGCCGAGGCAATTGAACCACTTACTGCGGCAGTCAAATCACAAAGTATTCGCAGACAAGCAAATCCAAACGCAGACCAAACATACGTCTCAACGTTACAAGGAACAGTTATACCACAAGATGTATCAACACTTCCCGCTGGAATATTGCGAGGATTATGGAAAAATATTAAGGATGAATTATATCGTCAGTTGAGGGAAGAACCCAATTTAGACCAAGGGCAACTTCAACGCAGACGAAGATTATGGGATTTAATTGGAAACGCTCAACGCCCCGTCGCACAAGGAGGAACTGGTGGTTCAAAGGCAGCGGATATTGTTGCTTGGACTGTCGCCAACGCCCAAGAATGGGATGACTTACGAGCAATAATGGGTCAAACGGCGGGAGCGGGGATTAGCGGTTGTGGATTAAGACCTAAAAGAATAATGCCCCAAGGTCTTCGTAAAGCAGAATACATTCCATTCGGTCGCTACAAAATGGATGTCAATAAATTAG